AGGCAAAGGCGTAAAGGAAGTGCCTGCTTCACAATCTAATTGCAGGCTATGTTGGGCCGTGCGCTTTAAAGTGTTTTCGTTGGTCGGCAGCGCTCGCCAAGAACGTAGCCATATTTGACGACGTTCGCTAGAAAATTCGTAATTGCCAAAATCAAAGTTAAAATTGTAATAGCCTATTTGTCGCTGGCTACTATGCCCCAGATATACCCGAACCCCGTCAGTCGCCATGCAAGATGGCGTGTGACGATTTAATTGGTCTGTTGTGTCTGAAATGTAGCCGCGCTGGTGCCACATATTGGTGGCCGCATCATAAACCCACGTGACGTTTGCAGTAGGAAACGTCAGCACGTAAAACATGTGCCCGTCTTGCTGATAGGTGTAGGCGATAGCGTCCGAGATCGTCGAATACGTCTGGATAGCGTACTCGATGGCGTGCGTCGAGATGCGCTGCGGCTGGTAGCCACGGGCGCGGTAGACCATACCAAAGCCACGCGCGTCAGCCGACAGCCAGAAGACGCTGTTGTCCATCTTGGCGACCGAGTACGGCGCAGCGCACCCCGTCTCAAGAAACGCGCCTTGGATGGGGGCAAGCGGGTAGTCTGGCTGGCCAGCGTCGTACCAGACCTCGGTCGAGTTGTTGCCGAAGATCCAGATTTCTTTGTGATCGACAATCAGCGACACCACGTTGTCTGGCGAGGCTTCAGCGCTTGCAAACGACAGCGGGTCGACGCTGGTACCATCAAACAGTTCCGTTACCCACACGCGCTGGCTGTTTGGCTCATTGAACACAAAATAGCCGTTGATGTAGCCTACGGTGACAGCGCCTGGAAAGTCGGGGTCGCCGATCTTTGCAAACGCCGTCGTGTTGATGTTGTAGATGTAGCCGTCTGGGTTGGTGGCGATGAAGATCTGTATGCCGTTGTCCACCATGCTGACAGGCCCGGTGCCAGAGATGCTGGAGCTGATAGTAGTGGGCGTGACGATACTTGTGCCAATGCCTGTTAGCGATATGAACCGCGTGCCGACAACCGCGTACAGCACGCCCTTCACAACCCACATGCCGCGAACGCTGCCGGTGCCGCCTAACGGAAAAATGCCTGAAATTCCCGGCACCCGCTGAAAGTACGCCGCCGTCTTGCCGCCATCCGGGGTGGACTCCGGGTACATGTTGACGAGCCGGTTGTCCGCAGCGTTGATGCTGCGGGCAACATAAGCGGCGCCGAGGATGGGCGATTTCATTAGAAATTGCCGGCGTAGATGTTGTAGCGCTGACGATTCCCAACGATGCTGTACGGGATCGACATTAGGTCGTCAGGATTGTTGATGCGCTTCAGGTTGCGCTTGGACGTCATCGCAATCCGCTGCACTTGCCGCGACGGCTCGACGCCGTACTCAGGGGCGATCTCGCACGCCAGGTTGTAGCGAAAGCAGCGGAAGTAGCCTGGCGGAAACAGAATCGGGGTGCTAAGCGCGGCAGGCTGCGTCAGCTCTTGCACCGACACAATGTGAAACTCCAGCACCCGCGTGGGCACTGGATAGATGTACATCTCGACGTTGGGAAACGTCATGTTGGTCCACATGACCTGCGGATAGGTGCTGCTCACCGTCTTTAACGCAATCCCGTTGTACTGCTGCTGGTTAATGAGTTTCAAGCCGTACGAGACGCCGGTGGTCGGGTCTTTGAAGTAGGTCGAGTCGTCAATCATAATTGGGCGGTTGCCCACAAAGTCGCCTGTTGGCCCGAGCGTGCGGCTGATCGCCGTGGCGGGCCAGCTAAAGACCTGATCCTGCGTCGAGAACACCGCGAGCCGTTCGGTGTTCCATGACTCGATCATCTCGTTCATGGCAATCAGCGCGTCTTCTGACATGGCTGCCGAAGGTGTTTCGGCCTCCGCCAGCACGCCCAGCAGCCGCAACGCACCGTTGATCAAGTCGCCTGCTGTAGCCTCGTTACCGCTAAGCGTGAGTACAGTCATGTTAGTACGTTACCTCAGTGGTTTCTAGTTTGCACACCCACCGAATAGTGGTTCCAGCTTGGCCCGTTACGGTAACTGCGAGGCCGCCGTTTGTCGTGTCGGCAGTCAACGCCACCGCCCAAGTAGACGCACCAGCATCCCCATACGGACTGCTCACCGTCGAGCCTGTCAGGGTCGTAGCCGCAGCGTTGGCGCCGCGTTTGATCTGCCCATCAAACGTCCATGATTTTGTATTGCCTGCTCCGGTTACGTTGGCAATTACGGAGCCTTTAAAATAATAGGCGCTATTGTTTGGCAGAATGAGCTGGTTGGTCGTGCTTGCGGCGGATGTATTGCTGCGGATAACAGTTGGCGTTGCGTCAGTTGTCTCGGCACCAAGCACCAGCAAACCGGCTTGCGAAAGACCGCCTGGAACCGGCAGAATAGGGCCGTTACAGGCTGGAAATGCATGGTAGCCAATTACGCCTCGGGTTGACCCGTAAGCGCCGCCTGAAACCGTTGAAAACGCGCTGTTTGCAATATGCTCTCGGCCGCCCCCAATCGCAGAATAGTCGCCGCTGGCCACATTTAACCGACCGCCCGCAACAACGCTGGAAAGGTTGTTTGCTTGGTTATCTATGCCGCCGCCAACAAACGAACTGTTGCCTGTGGCAAAGTTTCCTTGCCCACCTGCAACAACACTGTATGAAGCGGAAGCCTTGTTGTCATACCCGCCAGCAAGAAAGGAGTAGTCGCCGCTTGCAACATTTGCAGCGTTGAGCCTAAACCTAACTAAGTCAACCGCGTACGTCCCGCGCTTGTTGCCGCCAGCGGTTGTGCCGGTCGGCACTTGCGCAAGCAGCGCACCATTGCCTTTAGGCACCAGCGCCAAGTCTGAGTTTGCAGTTGGCGCTACAGGCGCCATCGACACTACGTTGACCGTAGCGTTGGGCGATGCTGACGACAGCGCAAACGTGACGTAAGGGCTGACCGACGGCGCAGGGGGCGTTGGGTCGTTCAGCGTGGCGACCAGCGTGCGGGTGTCGTAGTTGTCTGCCGTGATGACAACGCTGTACACACCGTTGGCCGCAAAGAACAAAAACTTGCCGTCAGCGCCCGTGACAATTGGATTGGCCTGCGGGCTAAGAAGGTCTTGGTTAACGATGTAAGGCGTGCCGTTGCTTGCCAGAACCGTCGTTGAGAGCAGAGCCTGATCGCCATACAGCGTAGCAAGCGTGCCGTCGTAGTTGTAGACGAATACCTGCGCACCCGCAATCGGGCGGTTGCCGGAATCCGTTACGACGTCATAGTAACTCTGCATCCTTGGCCTCCCGGCGACGACGCGGGCGCAGTTCGTTCACTGGCTCGGGCTGTGACTCACCGGGAGTATAGCGCGACCAGCCGTTTTGTTCATCATACTCCGCTTCCAGGTCAGAGATGGCAACCTTCTCGCCGTGGCGCGGGTGACGCAGATAGATGATGGGCATAAAAGTCGGGGGCCGAAGCCCCCGCCAGGTTAGTTGCCGGCCATCACAACCCAATTCGTGCCGTCTTCGCAAACCAAGATCGCCCATGCACCAGCAGTTGCCGCCAGAATGGCGGTAGCAGCCGTATTAGACGTACGCGGTTTGACGTTCGACGACGCCGAGATCAGGGTGTAAGTGCCCGACAGATTTTTGACAAACAGAACACGGCCAATCTGATCAGTGCCTGACGGCAGCGTCACAGTAACGTTTGCCGCAGAGCCGTTGGCAATGACAAAGTTTTCAGTTTCACCTAACGTGAAGCTAGCAGTCTTAGTCACAGGCGCGTTCAGATCCAGTTGCGTGCCGCTCAGTTTGCCGGTCACCGCCACGCTTGCGCCGGTAATGGCTCCGGTCACCGCCACGCTTTCAAACTCGGGGTCGCTGTACGCGACACCGACAGCCTTGGTATTAGGCATGATCGATCCTTTCAAAAATGCGCGGCCCGAAGGCCGCGCGATGCGTCAGGCCACGCCAACAGGTTTGTTGTTCGCTGCCATGTGCTTGCTCCTTTACGCGATCTTGTAGACCGTGTACGCACCCTCGGCCGTTTTGAGGAACCGGAACGCGGCGCTGGAGGTAATCGCCACCGCCACAAACGCATTCCCGCCGTCGGTCAGACCCGTTGCCGTTGCAAGCGTGACAGTACCGGACGACGTTCCGGTGTTCACGATGAACAGATCAAACGTGCTGCCGATCGTTGCATTCGGCAGCGCCGCGTCGATCAGCGCAGCGGTCGGCAGCGTGTAGGTCGCAGCCGAGGTTGAGGGGTTCGCTACCAGCATACCGCCCAAGATCTGAGCAGCAGACAGGGTTGCGGTCGCAGTAGCGGTTTGCGGCGCGTCCGCATAACCCATCGTGGTTTCAGCGCGGTTTCCCGCGCCAAGCTGATAACCACCAGCACCATTAGGAAGAGCCATGATTGTATCCTTTCAAAACTGATGGGGGCCGAAGCCCCCGGTATTGTTTAGCCCCAGAGCCGAACGCCCATCTGCGGACGGATGACCGAGAAGCCGTAGAGCACGTCAATACGGCAGGGCAGACGGTCATTGTTGATGTCGTATTGACGAACAATACGCATCGAGATGCCGTTATGCACCTGGCGCGAGGCCATGTCTACGCCTTGCGGCATCAGCAGGTCAGCGGTCGCAAACGTGATCGCATCTTTGTGATAGATCAGGTTTTGCGGGTACTGAGTGCTGGCGCTACCCAAGAAGGTCACCACAGCGCTGGCTTGCGGGAACGCATCGATCGTCGCAAGCGCTTGGCCAGAGGTGTACATCGCGGGGCTGACGCTGACCGTGTACGCGCCGCCGGTGGCGGTTGCGTCCGCAGTGGCCACGAACTGTTGCAGGCTGCCGGTCGACTCACGAGTCTGCGGGTTGACAGCGTAGACGTTGGCAACGGTGAACACGTCACCTTGCTTGATCGTCTGCGTGCCAGTGCCCGTGATCAGGATCGTGGTTGAGCCTTGAGCCGTCACAGCGCTGGTCACCGTGTGCGAACCCGTGCGGGTGCCGGTGGTGTGCTGCTTGATCGACTGCGACATGCTGATCTCTTCAAAGCCCAGCACACCCTCGCCCATCAGGCCATTCTTGAACTGACGGCTGATGGTGTTGGTGGGGTTGAACAGACCCTTCATGCCTTCGACGAGGCCAGCGTTTGCAGCCGGGTTGACGGTGGCATAGCGGGGAGCCATGACCGCAGCGGCTTCGTTCAGCTTCTGTTGGCCTTGCAGCAGCACCAAGCTGGTTCCGGGCGTGGTGCCAGGAGTACCAACCGACTGGTAGATGCTCTTGAAGCTGTTGGCAACGTCAGCGTCGATGCTAGAGGCAAGCTGACTAATACGAGGCTTCAGCACACGCTCTGCGAAGTCATCGAGCTGCATGGTCAGCTCAGCGGTCGTGAAGTTCACGCCGATGTGCTTCTGGCTCGAAACAGTCAGAGTGGTGAACT